AAGTAGGAGTCCTTGATAATCTGGCGAATGCCGTATCTGTGGTCGTAGTGTGGATGAGTGATATAAAGATATGGAGTTTTGATTCCTCTATCCTTCAGCGCACGGATAAGTCTAGTTGTCAGCGCACCACATCCACCATCAATGACTTCGAAGTTCTTACCATCATCAATGATCTGTGCATCTCCCCATCTGGGGCCGCCGCTATCTGAACTGAAATTTCCAGGAATATGAAGTCTAATCACTCTGCACCACCATCCTTCTTGTACTCTGCATTGCTGATATGCAGACAAGCACCCAATAATGCGTCAGCCGCCATGATTGTGGCGGGAATTTCTGCACCATACGGCAGTCCCCAAATCTTACTGCAAGCGGTATAAAACACCGCCAGTGCCGGAAGGATGGTCAGCGCAATCTCTTTTAGGATGTCATATGTTTTGTTTGAAAATTTCATAAGAATCACTCCTCTCGTTAGAAATCAAGATTGTCGATTGCTCTCTCTCGCAAGAAGTCTCTCTGGTCGTTCTTGACCTTTGCGGCATAGTCCAGTGCCTTGTGCATATCGCCATTGCAGTGTGCATCTGGTATCCTCTGTACTGCCTGTGCAGTAGCCTCTGCCAGTGCCATCGATGCCGCCGTCATGTTAAGCTGACAAACCTCGTACTTTTTGCGTTGTGCTTCTCTCTCGTCCAGCTTCTTCTGCCGTTTTGCTTCAGCCTCTTTCTGCTCGTCATCACGCTTTTTGATCCTTTGCTCAAGTAGCCAAAAGCAGAAGCCTGTGATTGCAGAAGGAACGCTCATTGCGGCAAGAATAGGGACGATAAGTGATTGAAAATCCATTGGTGTGATTTCCTTTCTGCAAATAAAAAAGCACCCACCTAAGTGAGTGCCATAAAAATTATGCTACATACTGTCTGTAAGATGATTCGACCTTATCAATGCTAGTCTCGATATAGCCTTGTGTAGTGCTTATTTTCGAGTGACCTAGCAGCTTTTGAATTTCTTGAATCGGCATACCCTTCCTCGCCAAGTCGGTAGCCAACGTCCTTCTGAAACGATGGGGATGAATGTGAATGTCACACCTCTTGGACATATCCCTCATCACCTCGCCGAACGAGTTGTTATTGTATCTGCCGTCAAGCCTCGATGTGAAGACATATTCGCTTTTGTGCTTGTTCCAAGCCAGATATTTCAAAATATACTTCTTGGCAACTGGCGTAATAAAGACCGTGCGGTCCTTGCCGCCCTTGCCGTTTTTAACATGGACTATCAGCTTATCAAAATCGACATCCTCATGTTTAAGATTGCCTAATTCGTTGATTCTGAGTCCAGATGACAACAGAGTTTCCACCAGTGCCCTCTCGAAAGGCGATTTGCAGATTGTTCTTATCGTGTCGATTTCTTCACTTGAGAAAGCTCTCTTCTCTTCGCTAGGCACTTTGATGGGCCTGATGGGATCGATAGGATTCCGCTCGATCATCCTGTTGTTGTAAAGCCAAGTAAAAAACGGAGAAATGTTCGACCGCCGATTTCTCACCGTTGAGCTTTTCGCCCCGGACATCTTCATCTGTGCAAGCCAAGCCATGATGTCTGCGGTCGTAATCTCACTGTATTTTCTGTTTCCTAGAAACTCGAACAACCACTTCAGTGAGTATTTGTACTGCCTGATCGTGCCTTTGGATTTTCCTTCCACCATAAGACACCCTAGGAAGGATTTTATAACCTTCTGATTCTCGTCATCATATGGCACTAACTCTGTAGACCTTTTTGCCAAGTCGTAGTCTTTGAGTTCCAGTACAACCATGTCAATGACCTTCTCAGCGGTGTCGGCATCCACGAGGTCTGCCAGCCCGGACTTGATCGTCTGAATGAATGTTTCTTTTGCTTGCATAAAAAAATACCCCCTTTGCACTGCAAGGAAGGTATGGTAAAATACAACCATGCCTTCGGGTTGAGAGTCACGTTTCTGATTGCGAGTCGGTCGTGGCTCTCTTTTTATTTGTTTCGATGTATTTTCTATTTTATGACAAGTCTTTTACAAATTCAACATTATTCTGTTTCGCTTCTGAGTAAAATGGTGCTTTAACTCAGTTACTCTTCCACCACCTCTTCGGGTTCGGGAGTCGGTTCATACAGTGTATCAAACACTCCCTCGCAATTTAGCGATTCCATATGATGCAGTAACAATCGACAGGTTTTTTGTTTTAGCATAATCAATAGCATCGGCTATCGCTACTGCCGCATTATAAGTTACCCAATCTGCACTGCTTGTGTGAATCATCCACACCATCCACCCGTTATTGCAACCATCAATCAGCCCTCTTAAGGCTGTCTGATCATACTGGTAATCTGAATCAATCCTGTATCTGTCAATGGAATATAAATCAGTTTCGCCTATTCTGTTTATCTTGTTTCCTGTTGCCCTGAACGCACCAATCGCAAATCTATGCGATGCGTTTTGAACCGTATCAAGGTACGCAGAACCGCCCGGGTAAACAATGATATTTCCGCCTGTGGCTATTCCGTTTGAATACATAAGACGTTCGTTTTTCGTGTAATCCATATAAATTTCGTCAGCGGTTCTTTGGTCTTCTGTCTGACCGAGGTGTTCATATGTGTGGTTAAGGATTTCCGCCCCTTTTGTGTACGCATCAGTTACCTGTTCCCATGTCATATAAACACTTGATACACCGATGTTTTTGCCAATTATTGCAGATGCTATTGGGACGTGTTTGCTTTGTATCAACGGAAGCAAATCCGTATAAAACCGTTGATGTCCATCATCATCGATGATGGTCAACATGGGGGTGAGTGGTGCATTCAAAACGGTCATTCCATTTTTTAAAAGTTTCATGATAACAAACCTCCAATCTTAGCGGCAAACCATTCCCCGATCTGTTTGTATGCGGTTTCATTTGGGTGTACTCCGTCTGGAAGTTGTGTTGTTATATTTTTTGCGTTAATTGGACTATCATATTGCTCGATATACGGAATCCAATAGTAGTCACACGCTTGTTTCAGCGTGTCACTAAGCACCTTGCGAGACACATAACCGTCCTGATGATTTCTCGCGCCGTACCAGTAATCGGGATAAGAACCTACATTTGTGCCGTTAAACGGTGCAAACACAATCACTCGCATTGTCGGTTTTTGGGCAAATATATAGTTTATAATTTTATTAAACTGACCCATAATCGTTGTTTCGTCGTCACTGTTCCAACTGCCGAGAGGATGGTATCCATCGTTTACACCGTAACACAAAACTATCGTATCGAAATTATCAAGATTTTTTGCTGAAATATTATCATAAGCACACGCAGGAGATTCATTAGTAGGCAAGTACCCCTGCCCGCTTACTCCATAGTTGATTGCCGAAACTTGAAGGCTATTTCCGACTATTACGGGAATCTGCCAACTCGTTCTTGTACTTGCAGATGCACTTCCGTCCCTGCCCCACATTATCGAGTCACCGAAAAAAGCAATATTGTGATTTAATAACCTGCCTAACCGATGCCAATCTGCTGTTACACCACTTTTTGATCCATCACGCTTGTATATTGCTCCAACAGACATTAAAGCACCGCCGTATTGTATACATATCTGCTGAATAGCATTCCCCGTAGCAAATACAAGAAGGTATCCGTTCGTTAACGGCGCGTTTGTATAGCCTCTGTCAGATGAAAGCAAATATATTCCAGAGTCAAGCAAATTATTTAGGTCTGTACCGTTTTCCAGAACACCCATAAATCTTAGAGCGTCATACACCTTCGGCTTATGAAAATACAAAGAAGGACTAATGGTATATGATGACGTTGGTTTTGAAGGCGACCTAAAGCCAACCCATAACGATTGTTCTGTATCGATATGAATTTTTTTGGGTACATTGGACGTGTTTTCAAACACCCGATTTGCGTAAGATTGCGACGTACCAACTGTGCTAAGATACGCTATCCCATTAGGCACGCCAAACAGATAGTAATCTCCTGGCGTTAATGTTGTTAATCCGCCAAACGTCGTGTTGCCAAAGTCAGTTGTACCTATGGTATATGTTCCGTCGTCATTATTCACAAGAGCCGAATTATTGTTTGCCGCAATATGTCGAGCATTTATAAGTTGTTCATCTTCAAATAGGTAACTTAATCCGCTATTTAACTCACTAACGTCAGCCTCCAAATCACTTACAATCCGTTCTGCTTCGGCTGTTGTCTGCTCCGCAGCGGTGTCGACGATTTGCTGAATCTGCTCTGCGATCTCTTCTGCCCGCTCGACATCTGCATCGATTGTGCCGTCTGGACGGGCGGCGGGTTCGACTACGATCTGGACGTTTGCCGACCCATAGAACAACCCGTTGTCATCATAGAACACGATCTCACCTTTGTGTGTGCCGGAGATGGCAGTGAGAGATGTATTGATGTGGAATGCCACACGGTCATCGGATGCCGTTCCCTCAAAAAGGAATCCAAGGCCGTCCGTTCTTGTCCCCTGGAATTTTGCGGTATATCCATTGATCTGTGTCGCCTTTGAATATTTATCCAGAACGCTGAAGACCAAATCGTAATCGGAGTCATACTGACTCAGGTAAACAATGTCGCTGTAATATTCCTGCGACAGCGCTATCTTATATTCTCTGTTCATGCCGTTTTCCTCAAATGATGAATTCACTGTTGAAGTAAGCCACGAATCCGTTGGCCGTTGCTCTCTGGGTTGCAGATGTGCTATTTCTTACCGTCAAAGTGAGTTGAGCGCCGCTGATGACCCAGTTTGCCTCGACATTGAAATTTGTCGTTCTCAATCCGATAACGAATGCTAAGTACCCAGTCGGCGCGGTCGGTACGGTGAGCACTTCTGTTGTGCTGCCTGCCGCCCACTCTTTCGACCCCGTAGAGAAAAAATGCCAAAATGCGGGAGTCTTCGATGCCTTCTGCATTAGCGTCTCCGCAGTGTCCACAATGGGAGCAATCAGCACGACGGAATCAATTGCCACTCCGTCGAGCGTTACCCGGTAGAGCGGGAAGTCTACGAGAGTATCCCCCGCAGCAATCGTTCCGGAAGTGTAATCCGGATCACTGGGAGTTCCAGTAGAAGGCGATCCCGTCTTGACCACTAACTGCAAATCCTCGATGCCGTTCGCGTCTTTTGTATATTCAGCACAGATAAAGTCGATCCTCGACATTCCGACCGTTCCAGACTCAATCTGGATTGCCTCTGACTGTCCGTATTCAATGATGCCTACGCATCCCTGTACGCTGACTCCGCCGTCCGCAAGCGTGACTTGTGTCGCACTGTCGATGGTGGCGGAAAGCTGACTGCCGATGGGCAAGACGTATGATCCTGTGCCAAAGGCAGACTGATTGATAAATCTTCTCTGTTGGGACGTAATATGAGGTTCGCCCCGATAACCTGTAACTATGTTCAATCCGTCACCTCCACATTGTCTGATATGGTGTATTCTGTAGTCTCGACTCCGTCCGCTGACTTGTGAATCTTTCCGACGATGGATGCTTTCATTGTCGTGCCGCTGACGTAATCTTTGCCGCCGACGATGTCCCCGATCTCAAGCGTCATGCCTTCAACGTCAAGAGAGAATTGATTAGTAGCGAGCAAGGTTTCAAGCTGCTGAGTCCCAGATTCGATTAGCTGCAACCTGTCAGCACCCGCATAGTCGTAAATCTGTGCGATCTCATCACTGCCGAAAAACGTCTGATTCTGTGAGATTCTGCCTTTCGCATCTGCGTACAGGTGCACGACAATTCTGTTCCTCAATTCTCCGTTTCCCAAACAGATAAGATGATTCACTCCAGCCTTGTCCGCAAGCATGTAGTAATGTGCGGACACATCGGACGAAAACTCAATCCGCTCAGAATGGTCGATTATTGGCACGGCGGTTACAACGACACGTTTGAGCCTGACGTTGTATCGAATGTCCATCTTGTATCCGACCGATGCGAGCATTTTTGTGAGTCCGTCATACAGGGTGCAGTAGCGGTTGTATTGGAACTCTCCACGCACACTCACCCCGCAAGGAGCGCCGCCGACGAACAACCCGCTGAAAGCCTCCCGGACGCGTCTGTCAATGATGGTGTTGATGTCGCCCATGTCCGTTGCATAATCTTCGCCGGGCGGCGGAGAGATGATCTTGTTTCGCATCATGCCGCGCCACGTATACCCTCCGACCGATATCGTCCCGACTTTTGTATCTGTCTCCAGACGCTTGTATATACCTCCGTATTCCGTGTTCGGAATGTATATCCGTGCATTGTCCGGGATGTCTTGCCAATCTGGAATTAGCTGAGAAATCATGAAATCGGATGTCTCATTGCCGATTTCGAAATCGTATTCTTTGTATCGGAGCGCCCTCAATTCCTTGCCCGAAGAATCCGCAATCGTTACCATTTCGGCTCGCTCCTTTCTTCGTAGAGCGTCAGCTTAAATGCGAAGTTGCCCCACGAAAGAGAGAGCGCTCCAGACGGTATCTTCTGGAAGACGCTTTGCACTTTGTTCCTGTTGTCAAACAGGTTTCGATTCCCGCACATCACCGTTTTTTCTTTAGAATCAATGATAAGGGTTTCACCTTCCCCGACCGTAGCGTAAACGATGTATGGATACCCGTTTATCACGACGCGGGGATTAACGACCTGTCCGTATATCTCCATGCGGAAATCGGAATCAAACGGAGCGTCCGTGATCCACGATGCTGTGCCGTATGAGGTTGCGGAGTAGTCATACATGAAGTCGTATTCGAAATCCAAGAACGGGTATTGCGTGGAGCTGTCCGCCACCTTGCCGAATTCCCTTGACTCGTCCTTGAGCCAGAATCCGCTCGGAACATAGATGTTGATTTTGTCTTCTGTCCAATGCTCCATCTCCTCAATCGGGTTGGTTTCCGACTCTGTGACAAAGCACTCGCAGTACCATTCACCGAAATGGAGCGTTCCGGGATTCAGTGTCCTGATGTCCCTTTCGAAATCATCATGGAGGGCAGTGAGAATCGCCTTGCGGTGTGTCCTGCCGCCCCGCACGATAAGGACAAACGGATAGTTCAACGAATCTTTGTGGAAGTAGGAAAGGCGCTCCCCGAACATCTGGGTATTGCCTCTCGGCTCATATCCCCACTTAAAGAGATTCGCGTCCTGTGTCAGAATCCTACGACCAGACAGATTGTAGACATTACCAGAAGATGCGATATATGTGATGTTCATAGCACCTCCTTTACGATGCGACCAAATTCTCTCCGCCCGATCTGAACGGTCAGATTGGCAGTCCTGAGCGCCGCCACCATTGCGTCATAGAATCCGTCAATCAATGTGCCATTGTTTGCGGCATTTGCCGCAGTGATGTCTCTCATTAATGCAGAATATCCATACATGAATTCGTGTCCCGCTTCGCCCGCTCCGAATGCTCCGTATGGAGTCTGCATGACTGTCGGAGAAGTAAACATGTACGGAGTGTTCATTGCCTTTGCCCACCAATCAACGTTCAGATGCGGAACGCTTGGAGGATTCAGCGAGAACTCTCCGGAGATGCTGAAATGTGGCATTGCGGGCAGTTCAATCTGTGGAAGTTTAAGCGACAGATTGGAAAAGAATCCCTTGATGGATTCAATCACGCTTGAAACCTTATCTTTAATCGAGTTGAACTTGTCAACGAACTGCTGCTTGATGCCGTTCAGTTTCTCCGTGATGGAGGATTTCATTTCGTTAAACTTATTGACCGCATTGGTCTTGATGGAAGTCACCTTGTTGATGACATCGGTCTTAATCGCATTCCATTTATTCGCAATGTCGGTCTTTATGCTCTGCACTTTGCTTGAAATGTTGGACTTGATTTCCTCCCATTTCTCGACCACAGAATCCTTGAGGTTGGTGACGTACTCAACTATCGACTCCCAGACCTCTTTGACCTTCGCCTTGATCTCGTCCCAGTGCATGATGCAAACGACAATGATTGCGATAATTGCCGTTATTGCCGCAATCACAATCCCTACTGTCGATGCCGCCACACCCAGAACACCCGCGACCACTGTTATGGATGTTATCAATCCACTTATGCCGCCAATAATCGAGCCTATCAGCGCTATTATCGGTCCGACCACTGCCGCAATACCCGCAATTTTGACAATCATTTCTTGCTGAGCCGGGGAGAGTTCCTCCCACTTCGCTCTCAGATCCTGCACGACCTGTGCGACCTTCTCCAGAATCGGCTGCAATACCTGTCCGATGGTAGCGCCCAACTCCGCCCCCGTCAGCTTCAGCTGATTGAGAGTCATCTGCCATTCGTCGATTGGGTCGAGGGTCTCGTTGAACGTGTCCGCCAGATTCCCGGCAGAGTCTGTTGCAGTGTTCCCCAGATCCTCAAAATCAATCGCTCCATCCTTGACCGCCTTGAAGACCTTGTCGCCCTGTTTACCAAATAACTCGTAGGCTTTCGCAAGTCCTTCTGCATCGTCTTCACTGTTGGCGATGGTGTCTTGCAGGTCTGCCAGTGCATCGTTAAGCGGGACTCCGTCATCTGTGGCATTCTTCAATGCCTTTGACAAACCGCCCATCACTGACTCAACAGGCACACCAGATTTTTCAAGCTGCGCCATGAGTGCGGTCGAATCCTCAAGGGAAAGTCCCATCTCTGACAAAGCGCCCGCATTGGCGATAGTAAGGGATGTCAGCGTATCAACACCGATTCCGCTGTCCTGTGCCGCCTTGTTGAGTGCATCCAGATATGCCCCCGCATCATCCGCACCAAGGCCGAATGCCTCCAAAGCCTTCTGGACACTGTCGACTGACGACGTAACGTCTGTCCCGTTGAGTTGGGCAAACATCACGAATTTTTCGGAAAGGTCAGCGAGTGCATCACCTGTCAGGCCAAATCGTGTGTTGACTTCGCCAACCGCCTCACCTGCCGTCGCAAAGTCCGTTGGCATGGTCGTGGCAAGCTGATCGACGATGTCGTACATCTCCTGTGCCGCTTGCCCAGTTGCGCCCGTCTTTTGTATTACGGTGTCGTAACCCGCATCGACCTCATCGAATGCCGCCAGTGCCGCGGCACCTACTCCGACGATGGGAGCGGTGACGTTCTTTGTCAGGCCTTCGCCGACTTTGGATACCTTGCCGCCGACTTCCTCGACCTTCTTACCCGCCTTTGCCCACTCATCATTGACCGCCTTGATCTGTTGTTTTCCAACAGAGCCAAAATCACTCAGTTCCTTTTTGGCTTTCTTGAGCGCCTGTTCGTCAGCTACGATCTGGCGCTCCAGCTCGTTCATCTTCTGTGTGACTTCCGGTGTCTGGTCGGAGTCCTTGAGTTGTTTGAGCGCCTCTCTCTCTTTCTTCAGCTTTTCCTCGACATCCTTGACCGATTTGTTCAAGAGGTCTTGTTTCTGCTTGAGCAGTTCGGTGTTTTTCGGGTCAAGCTTGAGCAGTTTATTGACATCCTTCAGCTGCTTCTGTGTATCTTTTATGGACTTGTTGGCATCTGCCAGTGCTTTTTTGAAACCATCGATTTTGCCGTCAATCTCAATGG